GCCGCAGCAGCGCCAAGCGCCATCGCAAAGCAGCAATGATTTTGCCGATATGGACGGCGATCCCATCCCCTTCTGACCCCCACCACCCCACACCCAGCCCGCACCAGCGGGCTTTTTTACGACTGCACCCATGAAATACGAACAATTCCTGGCCGCAAAACGCCACACATCGGGGAACTACGGGTTCGACGCACAGTGGATTCCTGAATGCGCGTTTGACTTTCAGCGGTTCATTATCGAGAAGGCTCTGCGCAAAGGCCGCATCGGCATCTTTGCCGATACCGGGCTGGGCAAGACCTTAATTCAGGTAACGATTGCCGAGAACGTCATCCGGAAGACCAATCAGCGCGTGCTGATTCTGACCCCGCTGGCCGTGGCTTTCCAGTTCATCGACGAAGCCGCCCGCATCGGCGTTCACGACATCGAGCACACCAAAGACGGCACATTCACTAAAAAGATCGTCGTGTGCAACTACGAGCGCATGCACCTGCTGAACCCGGATGACTACGTGTGCGTCATCGCGGATGAATCGAGCATCCTCAAAAACTTCTCCGGCAAGACGCGCGACCAGATCGTCGCGTTTATCAAGCGCGTCCCGTATCGGTTCCTGAGCACCGCTACCCCATCGCCCAACGACTTTATCGAACTGGGGAACAGCTCCGAAGCGCTGGGCTACATGGGCTACATGGACATGCTGACGAAGTTCTTTCGCTCGAACCAGAACAGTGTGGACAGCAACAACCGCAACATCGGGGAAAAGTTCTACCTCAAGCCGCACGCAGAACGGGACTTTTTCGCCTGGGTGAACCAGTGGTCAGTGATGGTCAAGAAGCCTTCAGACCTGGGGTTCTCGGATGAAGGGTATGAGTTGCCCCCATTGATAACGAACAAGCACATGGTGCACAACTCGAACACATGGTGCATCGACGGCCAAACCTCCATGTTTGCGATGCCAGCGCAAACCATGACTGAGGTTCGCGAAGAGCAAAAGCTGACGGTGCATGAACGTTGCGAACGCGCAGTCAAGCTGGCCTACGGCAAAACCTCTGTGTACTGGTGCAATCTGAACGAAGAGAGCGCGCTTCTCTCACGGCTTGATCCGAATGCAGTGGAGATTGTTGGCGGGATGTCGGTTGACCAGAAAGAGGAAATCCTTGTCGCCTTTGCGCGCGGGGACATTCAGCGGCTGATCACCAAAGCAAAGATGACAAGCATGGGGCTGAACTGGCAGCACTGCAATCACACCGTGTTCTTCCCGACATGGAGCTATGAGCAGTACTACCAGGCCATCCGCCGATTCTGGCGCTTTGGGCAAAAGCGAGAGGTCGTCTGCGACATGGTGATTAGCGACGGACAAGAGCGCGTTTTGGAAGCGCTTGAGCAAAAGACCAACAAAGCCATTGACCTGTACGCAAACCTTGTCGCAAACGCGAACCGGGATTTTTCACACGTGACGCGCGATTTCAACAACACAGGGCGTTTGCCCATGTTTTTACAGAATGGCAGCGTATAATAAACTCCAACAAAAGGAGTGATTAATGCCAAAAGAACTAGTCAGTTGTTGCAAGTGCGGACAAGAGGTACGGAGGTGGAAAATCAACCCGGCAACGAAGCTGCCAATTAAGAATTTTTTCTGCGGGCACGAGTGCAAGGGCATATGGCAAGTTGAACAAAGAGAGTCTCTTGGATTTACCAAAGAGTGGTTGATAGATCAGTACATCACTCAAGGCAAAGATGCCAACCGAATCGGACGTGAGATCGGACGGGATGGCAAAAGTGTTTGGAACTGGATGGTTGCTTACGGCATACAAACGAGGCCAAGGGGCGGAAAGACCTTGCCTCATTCGTTTCAGAAAGGGCAAGTCAATCCATTCCAAGGTAGAAAGCATTCTCAAGAAACGAAAAACAAATTGAGCGCAATGGCCATTGCAGATGGTCGCGTCCCTTGGGGAAAGGGCAATGAGCCGTATTGGCGTGGTGTTACTGGCGAAAAACACCCGTCGTTTAAAGGTGGACTGACGCCAGAAAGACAGGCCGTCTACTCCTCTCAGGAATGGGTCGATGCTGTGAAAACAGTATGGGCGCGAGATAACGCTACTTGTCAATGCTGCGGACGCCACCACAACACCACCGAGTCACGGGGGACTTTTCACATTCATCACATCACTTCTTTTCAAGTTAAAGAGCTGCGGACTGAGCCCAATAATTTGATTTTGCTGTGCAAAGAGTGTCATAAATTTGTGCACAGCAAGAGAAATACCACAAAGCAATTTATCAAGGAATATCATGCAAGTTAAACAAGAATTTCATACGCCAGACTACAGCATTTACAACAGCGACAACATGGAGGTGATGCCGTCTCTGCCAGACAATAGCATTGATTTGGCAATTCACAGTCCGCCTTTTTGCGGCTTGTACCAATATTCCAGCGACCCACGGGACATGTCCAACTGCGAAACCCGCGAGCAGTTTCTTCAAAGCTATGAATTTCTGATCAAAGAGATGGCGCGAACGTTGAAACCAGGCCGGATTACAGCAGTGCATTGCACGGATGTTTTCGACAATTCGTGCCGCTTGTGGGACTTCCCGCACGAAATCATTCGCCTGCACGAAAAGCATGGCTTCCAGTACCGCAACCGGATCACCATCTGGAAGGAGCCGCTCAAGGTTCGCATGCGGACCATGGTCAAAAGCCTGATGCACAAATTGATCGTAGAGGACTCTACGCAATGCTTCACAGCCATGCCGGATTATGTGCTGGTGTTGACCAAAAAAGGCGACAACGCAGTACCTGTTACGCACCCGGAGGGATTGAAGCGCTACTTCGGCGCCACGCCCATCCTGCCCAATATCCTGCGCGCGTTCAACAACGCCAGCGAAACGCAGTTCACCGAAGATGAATTGTGGGGCTACCTGCGCAACACCTACGCAGACCACAAAGACCCGAAGTCCAACAAGCTATCGCACTACATCTGGCAGCGCTACGCATCCAGCGTCTGGGACGATATTCGCATCGACAACGTTCTCCCATTTCGGGACAGCAAGGAAGAGGACGACGAAAAGCACGTTCACCCTTTGCAGTTGGATGTGATTGATCGGCTGGTGGATCTTTACTCCAATCCTGGCGAAGTGGTGTTGACTCCCTTTATGGGAGTGGGCAGTGAGGTTTACAGCCCTGTATCCCTTGGGCGCAAGGCCATCGGCATCGAACTGAAGGACTCGTATTTCAAGCAAGCAAAGATCAATCTACAACTTGCCTCAAGCCGGGATTTTGAAGACCGCAGCAACGACCAGCAGACATTGATGGACGCCCTGGAATCTGAGGTTGCATAGCCATGGGCCGAGGCTCCAAGCACGGCATCCACCGGGACGAATGGGAGCAGCGCAGGACCGAGTTCTGCGCGCGCGGCCAAGACCTCCCGCAAACGAAGCTGATGGACCTGGATGTTGTAGCCATCCGATCAGCCAAGCGGCAGCGCGAGAGCTTGCTCAAGCACATCCGCGAGAACCTATCCAACGCCGCGCTCGCCCGCCAGTTCGGTGTGCATGAGCGCAGCATCGAAAAGATCATGAGCAGAGAGACATGGACGCACATATGACAACACCCAAGAAACCCGCAGGCTTCGCCCTATCCACCCCAGTCCCGCAAACCAAATGGGAGGCCCAGCGCGCAAAAGAGCGCATCACCCTGCAGGACCACCAAAGCGTGCCGCACATGACAAGCACCATGGGCGGGCGGTATGAAGGCAAGGAGCTGCAGTACCGGGGGCGGCAATGAGAAAGACCACCGCCTACGCACGCAAGCGCGCCCACAAGGACGCATTCGCCCGCACGCGGCACGAAGTCATCAACCCCGTGACCGAGGCCGTTATCCGCTCCCGCATCGAAGAAGACATTCAGCGCCTGCGCACCGCCGTGGGCCTGCAGGCTTACATCGGTGAAGACGCGGCGATGGTTGCCAACATGGCCGGGCGGCTGGTTTACATCGTCTGCCACGCAGCCGGAGTGCATGGCCTGGGCGAGACACCCGAGGCGCGCATTCTGGCGGGCACGGCAAACGCCCTGGCCGACATTGCTGAGACACCGGCAGAGCTGGAGCGCCAGCGCGGGGCCGTGATTGCGGGGCTGCAGGCCATCGACAGGCTCATGCCGAAGCTGCACACGTTCATCCTGGCGGCGGGTTCGATGGAGTTGGACAACCTGCTGCACACCGCGAACGGGATGGGCACGGCGGATGTGCGCAGGGCGCTGGGGATGCGGCCATGACCGAACCCCGCGAACCCACGGCCAAGCAATGGAAGCGCCGCGCCCTGCAAGCCGAACAGCGAGTGGAGTTTCTGCAGGAAGTGCGGGCGATGGAAAGTTCCCATGAAGCGCGCCAGTTCCGCGAGCTGGCTGCGCTGCGTGTTGCGCTCAAAGAGGCGCAGGAAGTTATCAACTGGGCGCTTGGACAGCAGTCCTGACCACACCACACAGAGCCCGCCAGCCAACGGGCGATTTCATTGGAGCAGACATGACAGACAACACACAACCCGAGGCGCTGAGGCTGGCAGAGCAGTACGACTACGGCGACCCGGCTGCGCACAGCAATACATGGAAGGTTGCGGTTTGCAATGAGTTGCGCCGTCAGCACGCTCGCATCGCAGAGCTGGAATCCCAGCTTGAATCCATCGGCGCAGGCGGGGTGAATGGCCCGCTGATCGGCCAGCCGCAGGCCATGCCCGACCTGTCAGCACTGACAGAGCGCGGGGCGAAGGCTTGGGCGGGCGTTGATGCGCAGGGGCTGCGGGAGGGCTTCACCGCTGCCGACATGGCGACCGCTGCAGCGCAGGGCTTCCGGGATGGTGTGGCTTCCGCCTCTGTAAATTCGGATGGCTCAATCACTCCTGGCACTTGGGCGCAGCTCAAACTGATGATGGAGGAAAGCGCATGGGGCGGTGAGATTCAGCTCTCGGATGCGCTTGCGAACGTTGACGAATTCGCACTCGCCTTCATCGCAGCAAGTGCCAGCAGCGTGCCTGTGGCGTGGATGACTTTCACAGAAGCCAGCGACCCTGACATGGTATTCCTCGACCGGCTGGAGGCTTGCCAGTATTGCGAAGACGACGACCCGCCGAAGCCGCTCTACCTCGCCGCCCCACCTACGGCACAAGCGGAAGGGTGGAGACTGGTGCCGGTTGAGCCGACCGTAGCGCAACGCGAGGCCATGCGCAAAGGCACTGGAATGTCGTTCAGCGAAACAAAGATCGCGTACGCAGCAATGCTCGCAGCAGCCCCCACCCCTCCCACATCAGCCGAGGGGGTGGAGCATGGGTGAGCGCATCAAAGTTGAGAGCTACTGGTACTGGCTGCGTGCGTGCCTCACTGCCGCCATACCTCAACCTCGGGACTGGCGTGACGTTTGGAGCGATGCGGTTGTCCTTGTGCATTCCATCGCATACGCCATCGGCATGACCACTCTCCGACTTCTGATCTTGCTGACATCTCCAATCAGCGTCCCGATTCTTGCGGCCCTTGCTGTACACGCTAATCGCCGCGTAGTCGAAGCGCGTGAAAAGGCCCGCACCGAACTGCTCAACTCGCTGCGCTCGCTGCAGCCGAAAGACCCATCATGACAAACCCCACCCCACACGGGCAAGCACCAGCCGGTGTGCTGCATCTGGTACAGGATGCATTTGCTGAAATCGCGATGGCCTTCCCCAAAGCCTTTGCCCTGCACAAGGTCGGCATAGCCGATACGGCGGTGCGCGAGGCTCTGGCGGCCACCCAGCAAGCGGGGGATTTGGCCAGACTTCTGAAAGAGATTCTGGCAGACGCGTGCCATTACGAGTCGGAAACAAACCTGCGTGCGGAACTGTATCAAAGACTGTACGACGCACATGCAGCGCTCACCGCCACACCCCAGCCCACCCATGCGCAGGCGGTGAATCAAGCCGACCGCCCTTTCATTGTTCGCCTAGCAGAAGACTTTGCCGAAGAGTGCGTGACGGCTGGTTATGTGACTACAAAAGCGGCATCTTACGGTCGCTTGATGGATGAGGCTTTATCCACACAGGCGCAGGCCGGGGCGGTGCCGCTGACGGATGAGCAACTTGCTGAAATGATGCGAGAAACATGGGGATGCGCGAGCATCGCACCACGGCACGCAATGAAGTTCGCCCGTGCCATCGAGGCAGATCATGGCATCGGCATCAAAGGAGGCCAGCATGGCGCTGAGTGACGACAAGCTTTGGGATTTGTGGAACGCCCAAGGCACAGACAACATGAGCAAGGAAGAGGCATTTGTCTTTGCCCGCGCCATCGAGGCCGAAGCACGGCGGGATGCGCTGGAAGAAGCGGCACAGCTTGTCGAAAAGGCCACGTACCGCAAACGCTGGGTCAAAGCGGCCGTCAACGGTCAAGCCAACAACGTGCCACCCTGCGAACTTGCAGCCGCCATCCGCAAACTCAAGGAGGATATCCAATGAGCCGACGCGCCAGAGAGCGTCAAGAAGCCAGCGACGCCAAGCACTACCCCGAGCGCTGGCAGGACGAGCGCGACGGGGACGACGAAGAGCTACCGGAGCGGGAAGAGCCGGAGCCGATTCACACAACCCACTAGCCGCCTTGAGCGGCTTTTTTATTGGAGAAGCGAGATGTTGCAAATCAACGGAGAGCCAGAAAAACACTGGGTGGTTGGGCATCATGCAATCGGAATCACTGGCCGCGCGTTCACCCAGGAAATGCACACGTTTGAGAAAGGTGCACAGCGTCAGATTGACAAACTACTGCGGGCTGATCCAAGCATCGCCCGTCTTGATCTGCGGCCAGTTTTGGTTGAGTCCACAGTGCGTCGCTGCAGTGATGAAGAGGAGAAGCAGCACCGCGCGCACCAAGAGCAATGGCTAGCTTCGAGGCGCCAACGCGCCGCATAACCCCACCGCCCCGCTAAGGGGCTTTTCTTTTTGGAGGTCAGGAATGAGCCTGCTCACACAAATGGTACTGATCGAAAAGTACGGCCTGCGCGTTGATCTTGACCGCGTAGCCGAGATTCTGGAAACCACGCCGCCGAACATACGCCGCAAGATCAGCGACAACACATTCCAGATTCCGACATACATTGACGGCGGGAAGCGATGGGCCGATATTAGGGACGTTGCGGAGTATCTGGATCAGCGCCGCCAGGAAGCGCGCCTGGCCCAATGGGTCGCTACACTGTAGAAATCGTAGCGCCGTATCACTTTCGTATCAGCGCGGCTTTGAGGGCCAAGCGTCTTTCAGGGTTTCGACATCAGCTGCGTGCCCTTGAGCTGCGCCCGCCATCTCGCTATAGCTTCTGACGCACTGATCGAATACGACACTGGCGGTAGTGGCGTACTGATCGACGGCCTCGCGGGAGGCGTGGCGGATTCGGTCGGGCACTTCGGCAAGGTCGCCCCGCAGCCCATCAAGCTCGCCACGCAGGCGGTCAGCATCGCGCTTGTTTTGAGCCGATCGCGCTTCGGCTTTTCTGAGTGCTGCATCAGCGTTCTCCCGGTAGTGTTCAGTGAGGCGGAGGGCGGACTTGGCAGAAGCTGCGATGGCTTCGGCATGCTGGGCCTTGATGCCCGCGATCTGCGCGTCGTAGCGCCATGCCTGTGTCTGCCATGCGAGCGCACCCGCGATGACGGCCCCGGCGATGCCTGCGGCTGTGTGTGTCCAAATCATGATTTCCCCTCACACATGGCCCGCTCTGCTGCACGACGACGAACCAAGCCGGGAAGCTCTTTCCCGCCAGCCAGGGTCCAGCGTGAAAGTTCTGCACAGGCCCCGGCCATATCCCCCGCGTTGGCCTTGCGCACCAAGGTGGAGCCGCAGAATGCATTGGTGCCCACGTTGAACGCGAACGACAGGAATGCGGCTTTCTGCCCATCGCTCAGCGGACGCTTGATGCAGTCGATGGCATCGGTGTGCTTGAGCAGGTCGCCCATCAGTTGCGCGTCGCATTCCTCCTTGGTGAAGGTCTGCCCCATGCGCAGCTCTGGTCCGGTGTGGCCGGTGCAACTGGTGATGATTCCGATGGGGTCGCGGTAGGTGCGGTACACCGTGCCCTCGAAATGCGCCACCAGCGGAACCGCCAGAGCAACTACCCCGGCGCCGATCTTGGCGGCGAGCCTTTGGCGCGGGGTCATTTCGGATACACCCCGCCTTTGAGCGCAGCCCAGAACGCGGCAATTGACGCCCCCACCCCCACGACATACCCGATGGGCTTTGCCGCCTTGCCGATCCAGTTCAGCACCTTCATGGCGCCTTTCCAGCTCTCGAAAACGTCCAGCATTTCCGCCGTGTTGGCCTCAATGCGTTTGGTAGCGTTGGTGTTCTCCGCAAGCTCTACCCTGAACTGCGCTTGCTCCAGTTTGATAGCTGTCACTTCATCCGTGAGGGAGTCCATGCGTTTGTCTTCTTGCGCGAGTTCCTCGTGAATTTGCTGCAAGTTTTCATCGTTCATCAGCCCCTCCCGGGCAAAGAAAAACCCGCCGATGCGGGTTGTTGGTGGATGGTGAGCAGCACCGCTGCCAGCCCATTCGGGCCAAAGCGCCAGGGCTCTTTGAGCTTCAGCGCCGCCGCCATGGCTTCGCTGCAGAACCATCCCTTGTCGCTGTCTGCCAGCCAGGGCAGCAGAAACCGCACGTTGCCCATCAGGTCATACGGCGCGCCCTCGTTGGCGCGGAACCACTCGCGGGCGAATGGCTCGGCTGCATCGGGCAGTTCGACAAAATCCCAGTGCGCGGGGTTGTAGTCGATGCGCTTGAACCGCACGCCGCCATCCATCCAGCTTGCCGATGCGCTCAGGCCGTCCGAGAAAACCAGCTCGCAGTGCGAGTAAGGGCCACGGTCAATCCAGCGCACCGCACGGCTGTAGAGCCCTTGCACTCCGGGGCGGGTGCCTTTGTAGAACGAGGCTTTCATGTCACCAGGCGATGGCCGCGACTTGCTCTGCAGTCGTAGCTGCATCGAGCTGGGCTTTCAGGGCCTGGGCGTGGGCAAAGTTCGCGTTGCCAGCGGCGAACATGCTGCTGTAGAACGCCTTCCACGCGGCCACGTTGGCGATTGCCACGTAGGTGTTGTCCACTGCCTTCCAGCCCCCAGGCCATCCAGGCGGCAAGCTTCCGTACAGGGCCACAAAGCCGTTGGTGCCGTCAATGTCGCTGCGGCTCAACTGGTCGCACGCAAAGGTTTTGCCGCCGTGGGTGAACGTGCTGAAGTTCGCTGCCAGGCGTGCTGCGTTGATTTCTGCGTTTTTGGCAGAGATCAATTGGGGTAGCTGAGAGGGATGCTGGGCGAGGACTACCCACCCAGCACTGCCGTGCCATTGAGCCACCTCATCCCCGCTGGTCGGCGGTGGCGGCGTTTGGGTGCCTCTGGGCATCCGTTGATGCGGGTCAACTGATACGCTTCCGGTGTAGATACCCAGGTCGTCAAAAGTGTAGACAGTAAGCATGTTACGCCTTGATGTAAGTAGTGAGATTAGGTTCAGCAGCAATTACAGGAGTGACGAACTGAGTTGCCAGGTCGTAAGTCAGGCCGGGGCTTGTGAACAGCTTTCCGGTACCACCGGTAGCCAAGAACAACCCGCCTGCGGCCACGAGGTTTACAGTGCCAGTTGCTGCCAGAGGAGTCGGGGCAGGTGTCCAATTTGCCCCGTCGTCTGATACGTAGATATAAGTCCCCGCAATCAAGACGTATAGCTGCCCATCAAAGGCAAGGCCCGCACCGCCGGAGCCAGGGTGAGATAGAGAGGCCACCAGCGTCCAGGTGATGCCGTCAGGGCTGGTGGCAATTTTGGAAATACTGCCGGACGCCTGCGCGAGTGCAACAAATTTCCCGCCATCGAACAGCACGCGGACCACTGTTTCTGTCCCCAAAAATGGGCTGGTTCGTTGTGTCCACGTAATGCCATCGGGGCTGGTGGCAATCTTGCCGCTAACCCCTGTTGCCACAAACACACCTGCGCCATAAACCACCGACAATATGTCGCTGCTGCTGAAAGACGAGGTACGACTCGTCCAAGTGACGGCTGTGGGAGATGTGTAAAGTTGGCCCACATTGCCGACAGCGACATACAACCCCGCGCCGTAAGCGAGACCGGAGGTTGCCATCCCGCCAATGGCACCCCCTACCGTCCAGGAGGTGCCATTAGCGCTGTATGCGCAGCCCCCTCCAGCGCCCGCCACGACAAATCTGCCATCTGCGTAAATCGCTGCGTTAAGGCTTCCAGTAGCAAGGCCGCTAGTGCGCTGCGTCCAGGTCACGCCGTCTGGAGAGGACGCGACCTTGTTAGCCGCCCCGCATGTGACATACGCGCCAGCACCGTAAGCAGCCCCGGAAATACTGGAAGCGCCGTAGCTGCTGGTTCTTTCTGTCCACACCGCGTCATACACAAAGCCAATTTCATCGGCTAGGTCTGGGTAGCTGCTTTTCAGATATGCAGCACCATCGCAGGGTAGGTACTCTGGCGCAGACAGCGCTCGTGCTGTCCGAAGCACATCACCGGGGTAGTTTTTGGCAAGCAAAATTTCAGCGTTAGTCTTCTCGCTGCTCCAAGCGGTAGTAGGCCCCACAAGCATGTCGTCTATAGTGCCGGGCGGCAAAGTGGCAACTGCAGCCTCTGCAGCAGCCTGCGCGGCCTCTGCTGCTGTTTGCGCGGCCCCCGCGTCAGTGGCATGCCCGAGGGCGACACCTGCTTGTGTAGTGGCGACACCTGCTTGTGTAGTGGCGACACCTGCTTGTGCAGTAGCGGTAGCAGCGTCTGCGTCTACATCAAGGGCTGTTGCGTTGACTTCTGTCACAAAGTTGGCCAACGAGGCAACAAAAGCAAATGCTCGGTCGTTAAAGACAGAGGTCGAATCTGCAGGTGTAGGTGCTGCAGGCAGGGCTGAAATAGTCATGTGAGTCCTTCAATGTCAAGGGAGCAATTGGCGTGGCCTGGGTACTGAATAACTATGTCGAAGCTCTTGTAGAAGCCATACAAAGTGGTGCTCTCATACATGTACGTACCAATCCAAACGCAGGGTGTGGTTCGCACTTCGGTCAAGAAATTCTGGAAAGCATCGACATCTGCGCGAACCAAAGTCATACCAAAGCTGGCGCGACGCGCGTAAGCACGTCGCACAAGCTCAACGTCGCCGAAATCGTTGGTCTGCTTGCGTGAGTAGTCCTGTATGCCGATTCGAGCCCCGTACTCCACACCGAGCGAAAACTCGAACAGTTGCCCCAGCAGAATCACACCGACAGCTAGCGTAGAACCACCTGTCAGAGTGACAGTAAGATCAGCAGCGGGGTAAGCAGGCAGGTTGAGTTCGATATGTTGCCCCGTTCCGCTGCGCTGCCCGAAAAACCATGACCACCAGTCAGACGCCAGGGGCGCCGTGCTGAAGTTGATGGTTTTGTCAAACACCACGCCGTACACTGGATCAGTCAGCACAAGGCGCAGACTGGAGGCGTTGACCAGGCCAAGCACAGCTACGTTTTTAACGGCGGTGCCAGCCCTCAACACGTAGCTGATAGAGCTGGCCTGAGTTGTGGCGGTACTGTTAGCTGCATCAAAAGCCTTCCACCGATTTGTGGGGCTGACAACAATCCAATGTGCAGGGCTGGTAGCTGGAGGCTTGTTCAGGTTGGACGCCTGGAGGCTCTCGTATATTTTGTGCGTAGACGTCAAAATGACACGATCACCAATAGCGTAAGTAGTCCCGCTACTCCACGCGGCGTAGTCAGTCTCTGGCACAGTGCTGCTGATCAGCATGGCATCAGAGACCTGGATTGGTTTGATGATTTGCAGCGAGCTCATGCTGTGGCCCTTTCTTCAGGCATGCCGTCGCCATCCCACCGTTCCATCAGCGCCACCAGCCGAGCTTGCATGCGTACCAATGCCTGAGCCTGAGCCCGGTTGTCTTCTCGCAGGCTACGCAGTTCCGCTATGACGCCTTCGCTGTCGCCCCATCCCAGCAGATTTCTGGTCTGTGCGCTGGTGTAAACCATGGAGGGCTGCGCAAAGTTAACCAGTTCCGGCCCCTCCTCCCCCACCACCGTAAGACCTGCCGGGGTGTACCCTCCACGCGCGCGGGAGTTAACTGTAGTGTCATTCGCTGTGGCAGTGGTGGTAGTGGTGGAATCGGAATCGACACTAATACTGTACACAGCGGCTGTGACCTGCGCAGCAGCGGCTGCAACCGCCGCGTTCAGCGCAGTGACAGCAGCAGTCACGCCCAACACAGACGTGTCCACGCCACGCAGAACGTCAATCTGCGTTTGTGCGTTTTCAAGCACCTTCTCGTAGTACTCCTTGGTCTTCGCAAGCTGCTCTTCATACTGCGTTTTTGCCGTCTCGAGCTGCTCATTCAGGGTGACCAGTGAGTCCTCAGCAGCCTTCAACTGCTGCTCCGCAATGGTCTTCTGAAGCCCAATTTTGTCCTTGAGTGTGTCCAGGCGCCCAGCCAACGCAAGGTTGTCTCTGTTGTACTCAAAAGCAGAACCGTAGCGCTCTGCTTTTTGCCCCGCGCGAACAGAATCGATAGCGTCTGCCAGTTCGTCCTGCTTAGGCTTGGCTCCGCTGGCAATCAAGCGATCCAGGTATGCGTTGCCCTCCGACACCGGGGCCGCTGCCCCTGCCTCATTACGCAGGTCTTTGATCTGATCTTTCAGCAAATCGAAGATACCTTCTAGGCTGCTCAAAGATTCACTGGCGGCTGATCTGATCTTTTCTGCCGCGCTGATCTGCTCTTTCAGGGTCTTTTCAGTCGCCTCATAGGTGTCCTTCAGGGCTTTCTCCGCAGCCTCTTGAGCGCTCTGCACAGCACGCTTCAAAGCGTCGAAGGCCGCGTCAACGGCCGTCTGTGCGGCCTCAGCGGCCTTCTTCTCGTCCTCCAAAGCCCAAATGCGCAGCAGAATTGCACGATTGGCCTCATGCGTTGCTGCGAGCTCAAGCTGACGAATAGCTGCAGTGTCACCCTGCGCTTCAAGCAGGCGACGCTCCAGACCTTTGCGCTCGTTCAGAATATCGATTTGTTCCTGCACAGCCCGGTTTACGTCATGCAAGGCTACGGCCTCAGCCGTCATCCCCTTGATGGCCTCTTCCCGGATCAGTGCCAGAGCCTCTTCATCGCGACCCTGCGCTTTGAGCAGCTCGAGCTGCAGGTTGCTGTGTTCCTGCTTCAGATCAGCAACCTGTTGCGCCTGCTCAATCTGCTTTTCAAGCGCGCGGTTGAAGTCCCACGCTGCCACAGCCTCAGCGCTCATACCCTCGATGGCGTTGGCGCGGATTCTGTTCAGGGCTTCTTGCTCCTGGCCCTGCGCTTGCAGCAGCTGTATTTCAAGCTGGCGCCGCTCGGCAAGCAGATCATTCATGCGCTGCTGCTCGGCATTTGCTGCACCGTCTGCGCCGCCGCCTTGCGAGAACATCTCTGATGCGCGCAGGCTGTATTGACCGGCTGCATCCTTGGAGAGGTAGTCCCGCAGCAAACCTGCATCGAAGAGCTTGGCGAGGTTCTCTTGCGTGATGCCTGCAGCGTTACTGGACTCGCCCACAACCTGGCGCACTTGGTCCAAATCTTTCTTGGACACTACACCCGCATAGAGGGACTTGAGCGTGCTATCGAGCGCTGTCGTAGCCAGACCTTGGACCTCTGCCTTGATCTGCTCTGGAGTCCAGCCCCATTGAGTGCGCAGCTTGAACTGTTCCAGATATAGATTGGGGTTCGTAACCTGGCCTTCTGGGTTGGATCCACGGATCAGTTCAACATACTGGTTTACCTTGTCTGATGAGAATCCTTCCTCAAACAGTTTCAAAACGGTATCCAGCAACTCCGGCGTGACCGACGAACCAGAGGCGCTGAACTTCAGCAAGTCGAAGTTCATCAATTGCTTGATGGTGTCTTTGTTCAACCGGTCCGCGAACTCTGGATACCAGTCCTTGAAGTTGGTCAGGAAAATGTCCTCGGCAGTCTTCGACCCTGCGGCCATCGGCGCCATGGACTTCACGCTCAGCGTTGACTTCGCGGCCCCCGCAATGAACCCACGCTCCACAGCAGCAGCAAGCATGTCTGTGCTGTTGCTGGTGGAGTAAATCGCGCTGGGGCCAGTGAATTCAAACTCGGGGCCGTTTTCGCCGACAAGGCGCATGCCGCCCTGGTGCGCGCCGCCAGCAGCGAAGCGAGGGACGGTGACATTGGACGACGCTTGGTTTTGAACAACGATATTGACGGTGCTGCTCTCGATAGATGCCGCCAGGCCGCTGATCGCAGAGGAAACGCGCGATGTTTCGCCCACCAGATTCCCGAGCAACTCGGCAGACTCTGCCGTGGACGCCGCTGTCTGCTCCTGCGGCGATAGCAACTTTTCCAGCGCCGATACCTGCGGCGCAGAATCAGCTAGCTGCTCCAGTGTCATGTTGTTCTTCTGCAGGAAGTCGGCCAACTCGGCAAACTGAGGTGCAACCTGCAGCAGAGCGGCGACTTGCTCCTGCCCCGCATCGGTGTTCACATCCATGCTTTCGACCAGCGCGCGGAACTCGCCCTTGGTGTCCACGCCCAACGCAGTCAGGTCGATGCCAACACCCTCCAGCACCGTTGCCAGCTGCACCGCAGCAACGCCCGCCTGCTCCGTTTCGTTGTAATACTGCGCCACGAACTGGCCCGCGTTTTGCAGGAACTGGTCTACACCACCAGAGAGGCTGATCAATCGGCTCTGCGCATCGAAAGACGCCGCTGCAATGCTGGAGAAAATGCCGCCCATGGGGCTGATGGCAGCGCGCAGTGTGTTCACCCCCACCACCTGCGAGTTGACGGCCTCCAGTAGCTGGTTTGCAGCTTCTTCGGTCAGCGACTCGGCATTGACACCCGCCAGCATCATCTGGACGGTCTTAGGGATGTCCGAAACCGTCTGCAGCGCCTGCACTGTCGATTGCTTCAGGTCAAGCGTGAAGTTCTCCAGCGCGGTCTTGAAGTCGGGGCTGTTGGTGCTGAATTTTTCGTACAGCGTGCCGTCGTAGTTGTCGCCCTTGCCGGATTCACCGAACTGCAACCCACCGCTGAGCGTACCGCCCGCAAACACACCGCCCCGGCCCTTGCTGGATGTTTCCAGGCCCGCAGAAAAGCCCGTCAAGACTGCAGCGCTGCCCAGCGACTTCAAGATGCTGTTGATGCTCGCAGCAGTGCCAGACACTGCATTCCGAATGGCCTGCTCTTGCGCAACAGGGTCGCCCTCCAGGCGGTAGGCAATGCCATCCTTTAGCGCTGTTCGCATGCCGTTGGTGAAGTCGCGGTCGAACTGCTGGCCTTCGATGACGTAGGTTTGCCCCCGGCGCTGGTTGGTCACGCTGCCGTCGAACGCAACGCCGAACTGGCCGCCGGTGCGGGTTTCACCCTTCGTTGCTTTGCTGATGGCAACCAGCGCACCGATGCCGAGCGCGATGGGAGCCAGGGCACCTACGATGGTGCCAGCGCCAGCCATGTAGGAGCCAGCGCCGATCATCTGGCCGCCTGCACTGAGCGTTGCACCCATGCCGTTTGCAAACAGGCTCTGGAATCCATAGCTTGCGCCGATGCCAAATGCGCTTGTGCCCGCAGAGATCACAGAACCGATCCCGCCGATGGCGCTGCCTGCGGAGGCTGCACCAGTAGCAGCGGTCGCGGCACCTGAGCCGAAAAGCCCAGCAATGGCGCCACTGATCGGGTTGATAACCGCACTGATGATGGGCCGCAGCACCAGCGTCTTGAACATGTTGGCGATGGTGTCGCGCAGGTTCTTTGCGAAGTCCTTGCCGCTCTCAAAACCGCGCAACAGTGCATCTGTCAGGCTACGGTTGATGTCGTCGGCTGCACGCTGCCATTCGCTGGCTGCGCTTTTTGCAGCGTCTTCAGATGCCTTGCGCGCTTCTTTGGAGCCGATGAGTGCAACCAACTTCTTGCGTGCATCGATTTCTTTCTGCACTGCGAGATATGCATCCTCGTTCCCAATCATCCCCTTCTGCTGCTCTTCCAGGCGCTTGATCGTCACAAGCTCGATGGCCTGTGCCAGCGAGTAGTAGCCGGTCTCCGCAATCGCGGCAGCTTCTTCTTCCAAGCGCAGTTGCTCGGCTTGCTGTTCTGCAGCGGTTGCGCCCTTGGATAGTTCCATCACAAACTGCGCGTGCGACTTCGCCGCGTCTGCAGCTACTTTGGCGGCCTGTTTTGTGGCGTCGTTGAGCTGTTCTTGCGCGATATAGACATACGCGGCCTGCAGCGCCATTTCGCGCATGGGCTCTGATGCGTTGATGTATGCGGGCGACTGCAGGTATTCGACAAGCTCAGCCTGAGATTTCGTGAGGCCTTCAGTCTTTGCCTTGGCTTCAGCGGCTCCCTTGGTGAACTTCTCGACGTAGCTGGCCCATTGCTTTGCGGCTTCGCGATCCGCGGCGAATTGGTCGCCTCCCTTGGGCGCAGCGCCGCCCTTCTTCGCCATCTCAGCCAGCTTTTCATTCACGCCAGCAATCCGCTCACGCAACTCATTGGCCTCTACGCTGTTGCCCTTCTGCTGCTTCTCCAGCGCCTGCAGGGCATCTTTAGCCACGCTGGAGATGCCGCGCAGCTTTTCCATGGCGGCAGATTGGGACTCATAGGAGCGCGTTAGGTCGAGCGCTGCCTTGACTTGTTTCTCAATGTCATCAGCCGTTGGCCCCCAGCCAGTGGCGCCACCCTCAGAATTGCCGACCTTCCCGGATACATAGCGACTGCCGCCGCTGTTCTCCGGGCCAGCAAACAGTGACGCAGCGCCAATGGCGGGGCCGATGACAGGAAGGAACTTGAGCCATGTAGGCGGCTGCATTTGCGACAGCCGCACCGTGAGATCAGCCGTCTTTTCGATCAGCTTTGCAAGCCAATCGTTTGCTGTTCGGAATGCGCTAGAGTTGCCAACGGACGTCGTGAGCTTGTCCCAAGCATTGCTCATCTTGTCGGTGGCTTCGCCAAGTGGCGTCATGCCCTGCTTGGCGAGCCCTTCTGTCGCCTGCTTGAGCGCATCCAGCAGCGCCGCCTGTGCGCCGGACTTATCGCCCATTTCTGCCATCTTGGTGATGTTCAGAATTTGGGCCGCCGTGAGTGTGCCTAGCGAGTCCTCCAGAGCCTTTGCGCCCTTCTCGGGGTCTGCAAATGCTTCAGCCAGCTTCTTTGCGGCAGTCGGCAAATCTGTGCCTGTTGCCGCTGCGAAATCGGCAACAGACGCTCCTAGGTCTTTGAACAAGTTTGCCCCAAGACCGCTGACCTTAGCGAACTCACCGATGATGGCCGTAGCAGCAGCCTTGCTCACACCGGGAACGGTATTCAACTCGTTGACCAATATCTTGATATCGCCAGCAGCTGCAACCGACGCACGGCCAGTGCCGATCAACTGAACCGACAGGTCCCGCAGCGCGGCATCTTTTCCGTTCAACGAGTACATAGCAAATCCGAGACCAGCGACTGCTGCGGCAGCGATAGTGAGCGGATTTACCAAACCGACAATGTACGTCCCGAGTGCCTTGGCAGCATTCCCAACACCCCCGAACATGCCCGACAGTTGCGATCCCTGTTGCAGCAGCACGGTCATTGGAGCTTGCCCACCCTGCAGCGAAACGATGATGTCTTGGAATTGGGCAGGAACGCCGCGCATAGCCGCTGCGGTGGCCTTAGCCGACATGCCCATGTTGTCCAACGAGCCAGTGGCTGCGCGTTCAGCCTCGCGGGCGCGTTGCTCCACCTCGCGCAGACGCTGCAGCATGGGCTCGAACTTCTTGGGGTCGAGGCCCTTGTCGGCAATGTTGAACTCCAGGCGTTGGGATGCCGTCTTGCCCAGCAATTCCAGCTCGTTCGTGGCGCGCTTGATGGATGCAGAAATGCGGCTTTCTGCGCGGGTGAACTTCTCCGCGCTGGCGCCCGCGCCGTCGCCGATCTTGTCAACGGCCTGGCCTGCCTTGCCTGCAGACGTGGCTACCTCATTCGCCATCTGCTGGGCCTTGTCGCCAACACGGTTGAAGGCGCTTTCCGCCTGTTCCGAGTTAACGACTACCTCGCCCTGTATTTGCAGGTCAGATGCCATTGGTGAGCCCAAATGAAAAAGGCCCGCCGAAGCAAGCCAGTAAATAGAAAAGCCACCCGGAGGCGGCTATTTGTCGGAGCGGTTGTCGCTCATTTGCTTGAGGGCCGCGCTCTCCAAAACTTGCAGGTCTTCAAACAACTGCTCCCACTCTTCGGGAGACTTCGCAGCACGGTCGATCAAAGGGTAAGCAGCCTCGTAGCGCAAGCCGGTCGCTCCGCCCATGCCTACGTTCCACTGAGTGCCGAGCTGGGAAAACAGGACAAAGGAGTCCCAGTTATCGGGCCAGACCTCTATGCTCTGATCGCTCTGATGCGCTGCTACCGCCGCGAGAAAAGCATTGGCCGGGGCGGCCTCTTCTTTTGCGTAAAGAGCGGCCCCGGCTTCTCTCAGTTTCCCAAGCGCCCCTCAATGCAGGCCGTGCGGTATGTTTCCATGATGGCCGCAGCAGCGGCGGGCAGCTCGTCGGCCAATTGCTGCACATTGGGCTTTGTCAGGTCTTCATCGAGGTTCCAGCTTTCCAGAACATCGAGGATGTATTCAGCGTTTTGGCCTGCTGTCTTTTCCATCAGCTCGGCCATGCTGAACTTTTCGCCTTCTGGCTGGGCCTTGGCACCAGCGGCCTCCATCAGCTTGTCAATGAAAACTCCGAACTCGCTGCGGGTGCGGTAGCGGAACGTGCATTCGATGGAGCCCTTGCCGCCTTCGAGCATGTCGAAGGTCACAACGCGCTTGAATGCCTTGGGGCGGTTGCCCAGCTTGATTTTTGCCATGATTTAGGTTCTTTCGCAGAGGTTAAAAAATGCCCTTGCGCACCCATGCCTTCCCCGCGAAAGGAAGAACATGGATGCGTAGGTGCTGTGGTGGCTTGCGCCGGAAACAGAAAAGCCCTCGCGGAGAGGGCTTGTGGACTCAGTAGCTGATGGACCGGCCAATGACCGTCAGGGCAGCATCAATGCTGTTCACCTGATTGCTGTTGAGCTTGGGCATTTCGGACACGGACAGATAGCCGTAGCCGTAGGTCACCGCACCGCCAGAAATGACCTGTTTGAAGGCCACTTTGGACAGGTTGCGCGAGATGCCAACCATCGTGATGTAGTTGGCATTGGCGGCATCGTGGGCCAGCGACATCGTGATGCTGGTGGCGTTGAAGCCGGTGGGAATCTTCAGGCTGTTGCGCTTTGCCAGCAGTTGCACATCGGTGAAACGCGCATCGCCGCCGGAGCCGGAGATGGTCAGCACTTGGGGGATGGAAGTCCAACCGCTGATCTTCTGCGCAGTACCGGTGCCAGTTCCCACAGGGAAAAAGCCGGTGTTGCTGGTATCCAGGCCAAGAATCTTGAAGCTGTTGGCGTCAACGACTTCGATCTTGTAGACGCTGTCCGTCGCGTCTTCCCAGCCAGAGGTGACCAGGATTTCGTCGTTGGTTACGTAGCCGTGGGCGGTGCTGGTGGCCACTGCCGGATTGGCATTGGTTACAGCAGTGATCGTCTTTGCGGCGGCAAAAGTTTGCGAGAACTGTTGCGCCGAACCTTCGGGAAAATAGAGTGCCATGGTGGGCCTTTCAGAAATGAAAAAACCCGCCGAAGCGGGTCTGGTTGCGCCCTTTCCGGGCAACGAAAAAGCCCCGCCCGGTTTCCCGAGAGGGGCTTGCTTGGTTGGCTTTCGCCTAATTCAGTGGGCTACCTTGCGGCCCAAATCGAATGGCGCTGAATGGCGCCGTAAAGCTTGGTGTCTTCTTCGTATGTCGAGATTGGCTCTCCCTGCGGCTTGCACACAAAGGCGGGCGACGCGCACAGCGCGGCCTCTGCAGCGCGGATAAGCGCCAGCGCTTCGGCCCTCGTCGTGCTGTACGCGCTGACCTGCATGTAGGTGTTGCGCTTGTCTGGCGCGGTGTTGTCCACGAAACGCAAGGACTCACCGCCCAGGCCCTGCCACGCGATGAATGGCGCGACGGTGCCGGATGGCGCCACGTCGGGGAACGTGCGCGGGCAAATGGTCTTAAGCAACGTCGAGAGGTCCGATTCCATGCTCATTTGTTGACCTCTTCCAGATAGCGCGCCTTGATGGCCGCACGAACTTGGGTGCGGGTTTCGACAACTGCCTTGCTGATGAACGGATGGGCAGCGGTGCGGCTGGTGCCGTTGTGGACGATGAACCCGTAAGGCGCTTCGCTCTTGTTGAAGCTGATGTGGTACGTGCTCACGTCCTTGAAGCTGTTGTCCTTGCTGAACACCTGATAGATCGAGTCCCGCAGCGTGCCTGGGGCGTAAGGCCCGTACTTCTTGCCACGGATGTAGAAGTAATGGCTGTCCGCAGATACGGGGGCTTCAAGTCGGGCGCGCTCATAGATGATCTGCGCTCCTGCCTGCGCCGCTGGGCGTGTGGCCACGTGCAGCACATCAACCTTGGCGCGAAGTCCTTCCTTGAAGGCCGCGACGTTCATGCGTACAGCCATGCCCATGTCAGTTCACCACCTCTGCCACAAGATCAACATATTCCCGCCCGCCCACATCGGGCATGACTGCCGTGATGTTGTACGCCTGCAGGTTGTGGACAACCCGCATTCCAGCCGTGATACCGGCCCGGTAGCGCACGCGAATGGATGCCTGCACCACAGATACCGGCGCACCCGCTTTGATGCTTTCCAGGCCCGATTTCATGCGAATGTCGGCCCACACCGTCGCCACATCAGTCCATCCGGGGATGGGCTGGCCCAGCTCGTCCTGGGCTGTGCCCGGTGTTTGCAGCACGCAGCGGCGGTTGAGGCGTCCGGCTTGCATCATGCGTACACCTTGAAGGGCTGCAACAGGTAGTCGGCACCGTTCGGCAGCGCTGCGACAGATGCGCCCACCACAACGTCTTCACGCTGCGCGTAGAGACTGCCCACCGTCAGCAGCACAGCCGCCTTGATGGCCTCATTCACTACCATGCCGTCCATTGCCTGCCGGTAGGCCACCTTGGCGCGCAACAGGCCATTGCCTGCCGTCTGGATGGCTGCGGCGATGGCGGTTTCGTCTGCCAGCGCCTCTGCCGCTGCAATGGCCGATTCGTAGGCTGCAATGGCCGTGTCCAGTTCGCCGGGGGCCGCTGCTTTCGCCACGCCGAGCGCGGTGCCGTCGGCGTACACGCCGCGATCCATCGCATTGATAGCGGCCTGCTCGGCGGCGCTGATGTAGAGCAATATCAGGGCGTCTTCATCAGTGCAGTCCACCCGTAGGTGCAGACTGGCCTCGGCCAGTTGGACGAAGTTCATTACAGGCTTTCAGCGTAAGCGACGGCTTCAGGGTTCGCGTCAACCTGGCCGGATGCCAGCGCCTGGGCCAGCGCTTCGCCTTCCAGCTCGATCACGTCGTCAGGTTTGCCGAACGCACCTTCGACTAGCACGCGCAGCTTGGTGGCGCCGGTTTGCTTTTTGGTTGCCATGGTTGTTCCTTGTTGAATCGCAATGAAAAAGCCGCCAGGCGAACCGGGCGGCTTTTGCTTGGGACTGCTTAGGTCGCGCTGTTGACGTACACCTTGATTGCAGCGGTGTCCAGCAAGTTGGAGCCGGTACGCATCCAGCCGCAGAAACCGACTTGGCCGTTCAGCGCAAAGGCCGAATCGTCGAAGCGGCGCAGGCTGGTGGAGCCAGCAACGTCACGGATCACGAACTGCGAGAAGTCACCGAAGGCGATGGACTTGGCATTCGCGGCCATGGCTGCAACATCGTCGTTCACCGTGTAGGCGTAGCCGCAGATGGTGGAAGGCGTGCCGCCGCTGATGCTCTCGTTGTCGCCGGGGTTCCAGATGGGGCGGCCCGAGGTGTCCTTGAGCTTGCGGATTGCGGCCACCGTGGTGTCGCGCAACATGAAGCGTGCGCCGCGTGCGCGGTAGGCGCTGTTGACGCTGTGGATCAGGTCAATCAGGTCGTCATAGGTCACGGTCAGGGTTTGGCCGGTGGTGCCGGTCTTGCCGGTGGCAGCGCGGGCCATGACGCCGAATGGCTGGCTGGTGCCGGTGCCGGTCGTGTAGTGCGCGTTCGTAATGCGGCCAAGGCGGGTTGCCAGGCGGTTCACCACAAAGGCCACCACGTCAATCGCGCTGTCTTGGATCAGTTCCACAGGCAGGGCGATCTTCTTGGAGCTGTACTTGTAGGGGTTCACAGCCACCGTGCCGAAGGTGATGTCTGCACCAGTAGCAGCGGCGTTTTCCGCCACGATTTCGCCCACTTCGGAGGTGCCGTCGCTGGTGGGCCAGTTCAGGGCATTGCCGCCTGCGGTCGTGATGACCTGGGCAACTTCGCGCATACCGCCGAATGCCTTGAGGGCGTCCACAACCATCGTGGCGATTTCAGCGGGCACTGTGTAACCGCCTTCTGCTGGCATGGTGGTGCTCATGGCGTTGCGGATGGCAATGGCCTGCTCTGCGGACACGTTGTTGCCGTGGCGCAGGTACAGGGCCACGGCGGTCATGGCATCGATGGTGTCGCCAGCGGGCTTCTTGGTGGCGTCCTGTGCTGCGTTCTCGAAGAACTTTTCAGCGTCCAGCTCGCGCATGCGTTCGATGCTCTTGATCTGGCCTTGGGCGGCTTCGATCTGGTCGGCGATGTTGTCGAACGAGGCTTGCTCTTCGGCAGTCCAGGTTTGCGAGCCTTTTTCGGCAAGTTGGTGATTGGCAGTCTTTGCGAGGTCTGCAATTTTCTCGCGCAGTGCGGTGATATTGGACATAGTGTCCCTTTCAAATGAAAAAACCCGCTCGATGGCGGGTCTGGTCAGGGCATCCGGCCCTAGCGGTTTGCTGCGCGAGAAGCGCTAGGCAATCTGTGCAATCCGCAGGCGGTTAGCGTTGGCTGCGGACATAAAAAAACCCGCCTCGGGGGCGGGTTCTGTTTCGTTCTTCACGGGTTCCGGTTCAGGATCAGGCGGCGGCTTCGGTGGGTTAGCGAATGCCGACAGGTTCCAGGTGTTCTTGGCGGTGGACTTTTCGGTGATGCTGTCAATGAAGCCGTACTCCAGCGCCTCTTGCGCGGTGAACCACGTTTCTGCCTGCATCTTGTCGCGG